AACCGCACTAATATTGAGAAGATTATCAACAACTACTTCCTGTACTGGCCAGCATCCTACATGATCAAGGCGACCAAGTGGATGCTTACGACCCTCATGACGCACAACGGGGAGCTGTCCGGTGTCAACGTTATTAGGGCCGACAAGTTCGCCCAGGCGCACTACCGGGCTATTGCTGATAACCCAGAGTACCGGGCCATGTACGAGGACAACCCGGCTGCCTGGCGCCTGGCCTCCATGTTCCTCCCTGTCTCCCCAATCCTCTCCGAAATCGGTGCCAGCCTTGGACGGCCAACCCGATACGTCGGCGGCGCGCTCGGTCTGTTCCCTAAGTACAAGGCCTCTGAGGATCCAGGAGAATTCTTTAAATCTGTAACAAGCTACGGTATCCTGTACACTTCAGAGATGCTGCAAGAGGTCTATGACGAATTAACGCAAGACCAGCCATAGCAGCATTAGGGAAGGGGTATACCGTATGACTCAGGAACTCGCCGGTCAGTTCGCTCAGGGCGCCAGTGCATCTGCACCCGCTCAGGCAAATAACGACATCGAGTCTGTTCGACGTGAATTCGAGGAGCGCTTTAAGGGCCTCCAGCGAGTGATCGCCGATAAGGATCAGGCCTTGGAGGCCCGTAACCAGGAGCTCTTTCAGCTAAAGACCGCTTCGCTCTCCGAGGACGAACGGGCACAGCTGGAAGTGACGCGGATTAAGGAAGACAACGAACGACTCGGCAAGGAGCTTGAGCTTGTAAAGCTTGGTCAGGCTTATGGCGAGGAACTCCCAATCTTCCAGCAGCTATTGGCTGCTGAGTCCGCAGAAGACCAGTTGAAGGTACTACGGGCTCTCCGTGGTGGCCTAGCTGGCAATAGTCAACCCACCGCCCCAGGGCCGGATGTTGATGTCCCGGATATTAACCAAACCAATCCGATGCGCTCTGACGTTGGCGGTAACGCTGACGGTATGAACGGGGATATCGCAGAACGAATCCTCAGCTCATTCAAGGGAGCTCTTCGACCAAAGTAAGGAAGTAACAAAAAATGGCAGATACACAGCTTGCAGCGAACGCGCTATCGGGCGCGATTACGTTCAAGGTACAGAAGAAGATTCTTGAGAATCTTCGCAACGTCCTCCTTTGGGACAACGACGCCTACGCTGAGCGTGGCACGTTCCTCCCAGGGTTTGACACGCTTCGCTTCGTGTCGGTTCCTGACCTCACGGTCTCGGCCGCCTCGTCGTTCAACTTCACCGAAGGAAGCCGACCGGACAAGAAGGCACTGACCATCTCGACCGTTGACGTCTCGACCGCGCAGTACGGTAGCCTTATGGCTATTACCGACATTGCTAAGGTTAAGTCGCCACTTGAGATTGTCTCGATTGCCTCAGAGCGCCTTTCCCGCGAAGCGGGTGAAGTGCTCGATGTCCTCAACCGCGACGTGATCGCGGCTGGTGGTACGGCATTCTACGCAACGGAGTCGAACGGCGATGCCAACACGACCCGCGACGGCATTTCATCGGGCGCTAAGCTCAAGATGAACGACCTGCGACTTCTCCGCGCCAAGATGACCAAGGCGAACATCCCAACCTTCGGGGACGGATTCTATCGCGTACACATCAGCGCTGAGCAGGGCTACGACCTCCGCAATGACACGACCTCAGGGTCGAACTTTGTCGAGGTTAACAAGTACGCCACCCCGGAGACGATCCTCCGTGGCGAGCTTGGCCGCCTTGAGGGTTTCCGCATTATGGAAACCAACCGCCTGAAGACGGCAACGAATGCCTCTTCGGTTAGCGTCCACCTCGGCATCGCTCTTGGCGATGTTAAGGGTTGGGGCTGCGGTGACATTCAGTCGCTCCAGACGTACCACGTTGCTCCAGGTGGGGACCACACGGACCCACTCGGCACCGAGGAACTGATGGGCTGGAAGGTCAACTACGGTTGCGCCGTCCTGAACAACAGCTACTACTTCCGAGTAGAGTCGGCTGTTACGTCACTCGCGTAACGTTCTAGTCTAGAGAGTTATCCGGGGCTGGGAGAAATCCCAGCCCCAAAGAAAGGAAAAAGAAAATGGCTATTACCCGAAAGGGGAGCAACCGCTCTCCAATCAACGCAAACCTCCTGGTGCTTGCAACCTCTGACGACCTCAATGGTACGTCAGACAACACGCAGGCCTATGACATTACCGGTGCAGACCGTGTTTTGTTCATTCAGGACAACGACGGCGCTAACGGCACGGCCGGTATTGACGTTGTTGAGTACAGCCACGATGGCGGCAAGACCTGGGCCTCGGCCGATGATGTGCTTGCTGTTGCTTCGAACGATGCAGAGGGTACGTTCCTTGTTAGCGGCGCTTTGAACGCTGCTGGCACTGAGCCAACCTCCTATGCGGTATTCAAGGCTGGTCCATTCGATGGGCCAACGGCAATCCGAATTACCCGTAACGTCTCGACCAACGCCGCTTCGGCAGCGTGGGTTACCGGCGCACCTTCGGTTAAGGCGATTGTTATTGGCAAGGGCGTCGGCACGCTTGCTGCGCTTGCCTAAATAGATTAGGGTAGGATATGCCAAACGATCTTGCAACGCTAAAGACGTCGCTTAAGACCGCGCTATCCGACCCTAACTATGTGACCTGGTCAGAGGCCGAGCTATCTGAGATTCTTACTCAGAATGTAGCTCGCCTCTGGCCACGGTTCTCCTACCAGCCAGACCCTACTACCGCAACCATCGCCCTTGTATCAGGGACTGAGTACTACGCTGTACCGGCAAACATCCGGACCATCTCCCGTATCGAGCGCTACAACGGCGACGACGAGTACGGCAGCCTTGACGGATCGGCTTGGGTGGTAACTGGATCTATTGAGCTTGGTACTGTTAGGCTTCATATCTCCCCTGTCATTGCCGACCAAGAGGGCACACTCCGCCTCATTGGTAACGCAGCATGGCCACTTGCCGGTGTCACTATCGGCGCAACGACGACCTATATCCCTGACGAGCTGGCCAACATTGTCCTGGGCTTCTCTCGTGTCGAGGCATACCGACGTGTTGTCGGTGAGCGCGGACGCTTCAGCGCCTGGCTTGCACGTAACCAGTCCCAGAACGTCTCGGTCAACGAGCTCCTCTCCATGGTCAACGAATCTGAGTCTGCTGCCCGACGGCTGCTTGGCGAGCGTCGCTCGTGGCAGGCACCTGTTCCGGGGCGCCAGGGATGATCGGAGTATTTGGACAGCCCCAGGGATCTGATCCATCGGTCCGGCTTCCTATTACCTACGGCAGTCTCACCCTCAACTCTGACCTTCGGGCAGCCGAAGGGGATGCCATCGATATCTATGAGATCAACTCTGTCCAGGCCAACTCAGCCTACGACTTCGTCTCCGAGGTCCGCCAGTCAAAGGATGGCAGCGAGTCCTATCTGGCCAAGAAGGTCAACCTCAATGTCCGCATGGATGGGATCATCCGGTGCGAGAACATGGAGACCCTCAACGACCGCATCAAGGACCTTGCAGCGGCCTTTGACCCGGCCCTAGTAGGCCTTAAAAATCCTACCACCTATAACCAGGCACTTGGATTTTATACCCCCTCAGCCAGCGGTACAGCCACCAGCTTTAGCCTCTTTGGAGTCAGTAAGTCGGCTGGCAACCTGGTCCGCTCGTACTACCTGGCCCGGCCAAAGAACATCCCGGCTATTACCTATAGCCAGTTCAACGGCACGTCTGTCCCGTTCTCCGTCGAGCTCCTAGTCACCGACCCCCGGCGCTACGCCTACACCGGTACCACCAAGACCGCAGTTGGGACCATCTCCAGCGGGGAGCTGGGTGGCGCAACCTATAGCTCCTGGCCAACCCTGACCCTTACCATGAGCGGCGCAGGATCGGCTACCCATGCTATCTCTATCACGAGCAGCGTCAGTGGATCATCGGTTACCCGGACCCTGACACTTAACCTTAGCGCAGCCACCAACGGAAGCGTCTACGTCATCAACATGGAGAACGGCTCCATCAAGAAGGACGGCACCGAGGCCCGGTCCCTCTATGTCAGTGGTGAGTTCTGGGATATCCCGGCATTTGCTGGGCAGTCTTGGAGCGTTACCTCGACGGGTGTATCAACCCGGTCGCTAGCTTGGAATCCGGCGTTCAGTGTATGAAGTACAAGGTTCGGATTTATGCCTACGAAGCCACCGGAGCTGCTGCTAGCTATGGAGTTGGGACGCTCCTTGCGACGCTTGAGAATGCCAAGAACATTGGATATGCGGACTATGCGAACGATATTCCCGAAGCGTTCTTCACGCTCGCACAGGAAGATGCTGACGCTCTTCTTGTCCGCACGTACGAGAACAAAGCACACGTAAGGATCTTCCGGGACGACGAGCTGGTCTGGGGTGGCTGGCTTGGCGAGGCAGACTCGAATACCAACGATGTCATCTACTACTGCTATGGCTACCTCTCTTCGCTCTACTCCCTACACTCCGGCTACCCACAGCAGTGGGAGGACGCCCACCCGGTAAAGACCGAGACCAGCCCGGCTAAGTCTGGTATTGCCCAGGAACTGTACACGCAGGTCAAGGCCTACTCGTACTCCCCACTCCGATGGACTACGCTGGGGACGCTAAGCAACCCTTACACCGACGACACGTTCGTCACAAAGTTGGCTATTCCCAAGTATGCTGCCTACTACAAGCGTGCGCTCTTTGTCATGCGCGAGCTAGCAGCCCTCGGTGCATCCGATACAACCCAGGTCTGCCGGTTCTATATTACGCCTGCCGGGGTCTTTAACTTCACCAGCGCAGTAGCGACACACCGGCCAGAGGCAGCGCTCCGCTGGGGTGATGACCGCATCCAGAACTTCAGCGAACGGCGAATGCCTATCGAGTTCCGCAACCAGCTCGCCTTCGTTGGGTCTAAGCCGAACTCCAGCGAATCGACAATTGCCACCAACGGGGTGCAGCCAATCATTGAGGCAGGTTCCGGCGGCCTTCCAACATCCGCAGCAGCTGGGTACACGGAGGGTCAACTCCTCCAGGTTGAGGGCGGCAACCTGTTTCGCAAGAGCGGTGGGTTTGGATCTGGCTCATGGGTTGATACCGGTACCAACGACGCCGAGCTTTCCGAGTACGGCCTACGACAGGAATCAATCTATTACTCCTACATCCCATCCATGTCTGACATGATGCGTGTCAGTGCCCTTCGACTCAAGCGTGCCAAGCGGTATGATGTTGCGGTACAAATCTCACTCCACACCAATAGCTTCCCGTCACCGGCATCGTCGTCCGGCCTCTGTTCTATTGGTGAAACTATCCCGGTTGATATCCGGTTCGGCTCCACTAATATCAACTCCAACCTAATCGTCTCTGGGTACAAGGTGGTCTGGAGCCGCGAGTCTGAGAACGTCCGTCTGCTCTTGCAGGAGGCTCCATGAGTAACAACTTTATTGACGAGCTGTTTGATAACCTTCGACGAGATCCATTCAATAACAACCCGACTAACGATACCTCGTACGAACTCCAGAAGGATTTTCTTTCGGACCCACAGGGTCCAGAGGGGTGGATTGCTGACGGCGTTATCACCGATGTCGAGCTTGTAGACGGCTCCACTCTTGTTGGCAAGGTTGATGCTTTGCCAACCCTTCCGGATGTTGACTACCCAGAGGGAAAGGTTGTGTACCTTACGACCAACGGGAAGCTATACCGAAATGACTCGGACGTGTGGACCTCGGCAGTCCCGACCGTAGACCTTACCGGCCAGATCACCGAGACACAGATCACTGATAGCTCTATTACTACCGCCAAGGTGGCAGCCAATGCTATCGTTGCAGACAAGATTGCCTCCAACGCTATTACCACTGACAAGCTCAATGCCAATGCCGTGACCGCAGCTAAGATCGCGGCCGGAACTATTACTGCGACAGAGATTGCCGCAAGCACTATTACCTCAGCTAAGATGGTTGCCGGAACCATTACTGCTGCCTCGGGTATCATTGCCGACGCCGCTATTACTAATGCAAAGATTGCCGATGCCACAATTCAAAGCGCAAAGATCGTTAACCTCACAGCTGAAAAAATTACTGGCGGGTACTACGGTATTCTTATTCAGGCAAATACAACCGGGGTTGACTCAGCGTTTGGAGGACAAGATAACGCGCTAATTTTTTCCGGCTTGACTGTTGGTAATCTTGGAATTACAGGAGTGGGAGATGCCGCACTATACGCGCCGAACAGTATTTACCTTGACAGTGAGGGAACTACCTACGACCCATCCCTAGCAACCTCTACCGCAAACGGTGTTAGAGTAGTTGGCGATGACGTTGTTCTTATTCAATCTCCGCAGGTTATGATTGGTACCACTAGCGCACTGAACAGTGGAGACACCATCTACATTAGCTCAGCCGGCGTTGTGGTTAACGGTGGCCTTACCAGCAACAGCACCTTGGCCGTAAGCGGTACCGGCAAGACCGCGATGACATTGCCAGATACCACGACTACTACCGGATTGACTATCGGCGCAGACACTAACTTGTACCGATCCGCTGCCAACACGCTCACGACAGACGACAACCTCGTAGTCACGGGAAGCCTTACCGTAGGGACCACGGTAATCTACGGGGTTCCAGCTGGATCTGTCCAGGCCTACCTTGGCGCGTATACAAACATCCCAACAGGCTGGCTCTTCTGCGACGGCACTGCTGTATCTAGAACTACCTACGCCGCGTTGTTTGCAGTGATCGGCACTACCTTCGGCGTAGGTAACGGGACGACAACATTTAACTTGCCCAACCTCTTTGGACACATGCTTGTTGGAGGTACTTCAACAACTACCCCAGGAACCGCAAGCCAGACTGGTTCTGCCGACTCCTACCTCAACGCAACCTGGGACCACGATCATACTGTCGACGTCGCCTCAACGACTTCATCTTCTGACTCGCATGCCCACGCTGTCGACCCAACGGCTACGACATCTGGAGGCCCAAGCACGACGACGGTGCTGAACTATTCCTCTGGCGGAACAAGTGCTACTGTTGCAACCAGCACGCATACGCACTCTACCAATATTCTCTCTTTTACTTCGGGGTCAGACTCCCACTCGCACACAGTTAACCCGGCATCAGTCACCTCTAGCGCTATGACTGTTTCGCCGACGCATGAGCGTACCCGCGTAAACTACATTGTGAAGACATGACGCGTACGCAAGCTGGTCTTATCTTGGATAGGCTCGAAGAGATTGAGAAGTCTTTATCAAAAATCGAGATCGAGCTGGCAGAAACCCGGGGCGGGATCAAGGTCCTACGGGCTATTGCCGCATTCCTGGGCGTCTCCGGAATTGGCGCTATACTAGCCTGGCTGTCCGCACAAGGAAAGTAACATTAAGGGGGACCCTCATGCGCCGAGAAGTTGCACAATACTGTAACGAGAACCTGCACCTTCTCAACCTAAAGCAGTGGGTCATTAAGGTAAGCGAGGACCTACCACCGGACGATGCCTGGGCCGATGTCGAGGTAAGCGAGAACCTGTGGGAAGCTACCATCCGGATCAGCAACGACTTCTTCAAGGAGACTCCGGAGAGCCAGCGCCGCATCCTGAGCCACGAGCTGATGCACGTCCACGATGCAGGCCTAGAGCGCTTTATTAATTCCCTTGAGGGTATCCTCGGGTCCCAGACTTTTGACCTGCTTAACAAGGCCTGGGATACGGAGACAGAGCGTGTTGCTGAGGCACTCTCGCACGTGGTCTGCTCGCTCCTACCGGTACCAGACTTCACCCTGGCAAAGGTCCTGAAAAAGAAAGAAGCCGGAGCCCGAAGGCCCCGGCCCTAGTCCATACCGCTTGGACTAGTTGTTACTTACTTTGACCCCGCGCCATAGTCCTTCGAGGTAGGGTCGACATACTTCAACGCCACCTGAAGGCCAGCCGCTACAGCCGTAGCGACGACTACCTTGATCGTGTCAGCGCCAGCATCGAAGATGCTGATACCAAGACCGAGCCATACCGCGATGGCCGTTGCTACCACTGTGCGGACTACGTCCGTAAGGGCAGTCTTGAGCTTTGCTGGAACCTTAAACATTTCTATCCCCTCTCAGTTTGCGCTTGAGGTCGTCAATACGATCCCATAGCATTTGCCTGGCTGCGCCCCATGGCGTGCCATCCACCTGGTCTACTAGCAATTGTAGCTCCCGCTTGACAGCCTTGCCGTCAACCGGTTGAGGTAGCAGGCCAATCTTATGAGGGATCTTTGGATCAGCGATTAGACGCTTCGCCTCCTCGAGAGACCTGATCCTCATGCTGGTGACCGTCGGATCTGCCTTCTCCATGAAGACCGTAAGGGCTACATCGATATCCCCTTCCGGTGGCCTAGGCTTGATCGACGTCCAGATCAGGCAGCGCTTATGTGGCGCGTCCCCCTTTGACGAGGCGATCTGCTTAAACTGATCTAGTGTTACCGGCACAGCGTATGTCTCTACGCCTACGCCAGACATCGTTGGATCTGCAAACTGAGCCTTATCGTCCAGCTTGGCAAAGCAAACCATATGACCGTACGTTGCGCCTGGCTTTCGCTTCTGATGCTTGCGGTGCCAGACCGACATGTATACCTTGGCGGGATAATTCTTGGCCTGCTCTACGTTGACGCCGATAACAGCTCCGTCAGCAAAGGCCTTCAGTACGTCTGCCCAAGACTTCGGATATCGTGCCTTGAGGCCAGCGTACTTTGATGCCTTCGCCAACTGGGCCAGGGAGGTAGGGTCAGGCAAACCATCTCGGTCATGGCGCCCGACCTTCTCACCCCACGCAACTGCGTCTTTAGATTTCCATGTCCCACCGGTCAAATGATTCCCGGCACATGCGAGCGTAGCCCAAGCACAGTCATCCATCCAGTTGTCTTGCACGCCGGGCTTACCGGCCTCAATGTTATCTGTCTGCGTAACAATCTTGAGCTTTGCCATTACAGGTCTCCAATATTGTTTAGGATATCAGGAAGATCAAAGTCGTCTTCCTTCGACCAGTCATCAATGAACTTGTCAAAGTCGTCTTCCATGTCTTCAATAAGTGGCTTGCCCCACTCGCCACGATGGAGGGCCAGGGCGATCAGCGCGTAGTTGGCAATATCTAGGAGGGCGTCCTCAAAGCTATCGTCCCCTTCGCCAGTGTTACCCCTGCTCCCAATCGGTTCAAGTTCAAGCCTACCGTTCTCGAGCGTTCCGTTTAGTGACTGCTTTACCCGCGCAAGTTTATCGTCAGCAATCCGAGTAATGACACCATAGATTCCTTGCTGCCGGATATTCTCTGGGCCATATTTACGCTGGCGATTGATAAGTAGCTCAAGGGCTTCCGAATAAATGACTGAGAACGTGCCCTCAAAGCTGTCGGTATATTGCCCCCCGCGAGCCCTTGCGGCCTCGCGAAGGGCGTTCTTTTCATCGATGTCACGATTCTTAAACGCCCCCATACTACCCCCTAGCGGTGCTTGTTTCGGATAAGCGGCTTGAGGTGCTCGTACACATCCCGAAGGACGAGACAGTCGGCCTCGCAGTGCTGACCCACATTCTGGATTGCATCGTGATCTCCGGAGATTGCCATGTTCCAGGTATCAAAGTCAAGCGGCGTCTTTGAGTTGCCGGTCTTGAAGAAGTCCTGAACACCTGCCAGTCGGCTCGTGCCGATACGGGCTGACGATCCCTTCGAATAGTACATAAGGTCAACATGGACTCGGTCCCCACGGACGATCTCCTTGCCACCCTTAAGCAGACGAGCATTCATAAACGGCACATCGAAGAGCTTACCGTTCCACGAAACCCATTCGCCATCGTACTTCTCCAGACGGCGAGCATAGGCATCGACCAGCTCGCTGTCGTCAATAGGGGTCTTCCCCGGATAGTCCTCAATCGAGAAGCTCTCGACGTTGCCCCAGGAGTCTGCAATAGAACCCCACAGCATGCGTCCTACGTGTGCCTTAAGACCCGTGGTCTCGATGTCAAAGAATGCCAGGCGTGGCCCGACATAGCGATCCTTTGGAAGATCTGCCAGGGCGAACTTCTGCTCGTCCTGCGATACCGTACGAGCCGTGTCGTGGGCATCGATCTGCGCCTTAATGCGCTTGAGCCGGTTGCGGATCTGGTCTTCCGAAAACGGAGTCCCCAGATCTGTGGTGAGCTTCTTGGCCAACTCCTTGGCTGTTGCTCCCCCGAACGAGGCTTCCGCTGCCAACAGGCGGCGGTCCAAATCTAGCGTCCACAACATGGTGAACCTCCTAGCTACATGACAGACTGATGTCCGCCGCTTAGACTATAACAGGGTTCTAGAAATTGCGTTGACTTTGGCGGCTACCAGACCGAGAAGTTGCGCCGGGTCTTGCGCGCATCCCGCCTGTAACCGTGGTTTCCGTATACCATTTGGACACCCTTGCCAACCCAGACAGTGCTCGACGGCATGTTGAGTGCTGCCTTGCCAAGAAGCTTCTCAAGCCTCTTCTCCATCTTCATGTAAATGGCGGCCTTCAATGCCTTGCGCTTGAGAGGATCGCTTGTCTTCTCAAGCTCCTCTCTTAGATTACTAGTTACAGTAACTTGCATATAACTACCTCCTGTATCTAGATACTGGTGGACCCGGCCAGGAGTTGCACCTGGCGTTACGTCTCCGCAATAGCGCGAGACCATCTGCACGGGCCCGGTGGCAGTGTACCAGGGTTTTTCAAAACGTGTGCAGACTTTTCCAGACCCTGTTATGATGCCCATCCAAGAAAGGAGTACCGCATGGAATTCACCATCTCCGGGGCAATGGACGCCCATATTGAGCAGCTCGAGACAGCTCGGCTACCCGACGGCAAGTGGCACCCATCCAGCCTCTATGGCTGCGACCGGAAGGCCGTATACGAGATCCGCGCCACCGTACCGTCGGACGAGCGAGACCCATCGAGCAAGCGTGCCCTACGCCAGGGTCATATCTACCACGAGTTTATCCAGGAGGCCGTTGCCAATACGGCAGGGCTCCCGGTATACGACGAGGTAAAGATCTACTCGCCAGACCTCAACCTCACCGGTTCTGTAGACGGCGTGATCATGCTGTCGCCGGACGAGGCGCAGGTCTTGGAGTACAAGACCACTAAGTCCTGGGGCTTTAAGAAGCTCGACGGACCAAAGGAAGACCATATTGGCCAGACAAAGGCCTATGTGTACTGCCTTCGTAAGTACGGCGGAGTCCGTCGCGACGGCGAGGTGATCCCACCACTTGGGGATAAGCTCAAGTCTGTGCGGTTCGCCTACATTTGCAAGGACGACTTTGCGATTAAGGAGTACGTCCTTGAGTACGATCCATCGTGGGATGCCGAGGTGGAGTCCAGGGTGGGTGCACTTGCAAGCTTCCAGGAGACTGGCAAGCTGCCGGAACGTCTGGCCGGATCAGGCGGTAAGCGCAACTGGCTCTGTGGGTACTGCCCATTTGAGACCCGTTGCTGGGAAGTAGAGGAGGACTGACATGGCTTTCGACAAGACAGCGCTAAAGGATTACGTTGATGTAGCCGAGCGACTCCGCTCGTTCTACGGCCAGTACCCTGAGGCTCGCGTTGAGACCTCGATCATTAACCTGACGGACAGCCGCGTGGTTGTACGTGCTGAGGTATACCGTACCGCTGACGAGGCTCGTCCCGCCGGCACCGGACACTCGGCAATGAACATCCCAGGGAGCACGCCCTATACTCGCGGCAGCGAGCTAGAGAATTGCGAGACCTCGGCAGTAGGCCGGGCTATCGTTGCCGCAGGTCTTCCGTCAAAGCGGATTGCCTCGGAAGATGAGGTTGCTTCTAAGCGCGGTGGCGACGAGGTAGTCGCTCAGCCGGAGCGCCAGGGTGCAGAGCGACTCGCAACCGACCCGATGAAGAAGAAGTTCTTTGCCATGGCAACGGAGGCAGGCCTCGGAGCTGAGCAGCTCAAGGCTTTGTCCGCCCTCGTCACTGGCCGCACCTCGTCGGCTGAGTATACCTTTGCCGATATCGACAAGCTTATCGGTGAAGTCAACACCAAGGGCGCTGCATTCCAGCAGGCCGTTGATGTTGTGAAGGTAGGCTAATGACCGACCTGCCTTATAGCAGGGAGACGGAGCAGGCGCTGATCGGGCGCCTGCTCCTCGACCCGGCGAAGATCGCCCAACTACAGGGCGTCCTTCGTGGGGAGTATTTCCACGTACCGGAATTCCGCGAGGCCTACGACCAGATGGTGGAGCTGACCCGCAAGGCGAAGTCCGTTGATGTCGTGACTCTGGGCGGTGATCAGCAGGTATTGTTTGACGCCATCCGCGAGGTAGGCGCCGGCTATACGGCACCGGTGGAGGAGTACGCCACCATCGTCCGCAATCTATGGTTCAAGCGACAGATCGTCATGATGGCAGCGCGGATCAGCCGCCAGGCCAATAGCGATAGCGGCTCAGAGGAACTGCTTGCCGGTGTATCCGAGGAGGTCTCTCGACTATCCACGGACGCTGACGGTGGCAAGTTGCTGAGCCCGGTACAGGCAGTCAACGAGTACCGCAAGGCGGTAGAGGCACGCGCTACTGGGGAGCCGGGGCTATCGTATGGCCTAGCTGCCCTGGATAAATTGGTACAGCCTGCCAAGGGTGGGGATATGATTGTCATTGCTGCCCGGCCGTCAGTCGGCAAGTCAGCGCTGGCAGTACAGATCGCCGACCACTGGGCTAAGGTACAGAGCAAGCCGATTCTCTTTGCGTCTCTCGAGATGTCGGTCAATCAATTGCTTGACCGGGAAGTATCTCGTGTCGGGAATATTGACGCGAGCCGGGTCACGCGTGGCAACCTCAACCTTGAGGAGTCTGCCGCTGCCGAAGAGGCGCTGCGTTATCGGTCGCAGTCTAATATCTGGTACCTGGATGATCCGCATGGAACGACAGCGACGCTACGTGGCGCAGCTGCCAAGGTCAAGATGGTAGCCGGTGGGATCGGCGGCATTATTGTGGACTACCTCCAGATCCTTAAGGACGAAACAAAAGAATCAGAGGTACAGCGGGTGACAAGAATCTCCCGGAACCTCAAGGCCATTGCTCGTGAGTTTGATGTGCCGATTGTGGCGCTCTCTCAGCTGAACCGATCAGTTGAGCTACGCGATGACAAGCACCCCAAGCTCTATGACCTCCGGGAGTCCGGCGCTATCGAGCAGGATGCTGACCTGGTCATGGGTATCTGGCGCGAACTCGGCACCGAGACAGTCGAGCTTGATATCCTAAAGAACCGACAGGGTCGGGTGGGTCGCGTGACCCTATCGTTTGACCTAGAGAGGGTAGCATTCCGTGGCTAAGGATCAGAGCCCATCTACTCGCGGCCGGTTGGCCAGGCGTAGAGGCATAGAGTTTGAACGCCGCATCGCGAAGCGGCTTGGCCTACAGCGTGTCGGTCACTTTGGCGGGAAGCCAGATGCGGCAGGTCGGTTCCTCGTTCAGTGCAAGAAGGGCACTGGGTATTGGAGCGACCGGTATTGGAACTGGATTATGGAGATGCCGGAGACAGGCGTGATGCGCCTGCTTGCGGTAGCTGATAATCCAAAACCCGGCGAGCAGACTAGGGTTATGATTGTCTGCGACCTGGAGGATTTCTCCAGGCTAGTAAATAAGGAGGGCGAAGATGCCTGAGAAGAAGAAGCTCACTCAGCTTGTCGGTCGTGTCGGCAAGGATCCGGTCGCTAAGCAGGCCGGGGAAAATAATATCGTTGAGTTCAGTATCGCCGTAAGCAATTCATACGACGATGGCGACAGCACCTGGTATCAGATCGCTGTGTTCAACGAGAACCTCAAGAAGCCAGTACAGGAAGCCATCTACAAGGGCGCCACGGTGGCAGTAGAGGGCAGCATCAAGAGCCGCGAGGTTCAGGGCAAGGTCTATCACAATGTTACCGCATACAAGGTCGGCGTCGTTTCCTGGGTGAAGCGCGATGCGTCGGCAGGCGGTAACGATAACCTTCCGTTCTAATGTCGGTGGCGTTCTTCGCTGAGATCTGGGGCGATAGCTCCGGCTTCGGCGAGATCCGCATGATCCGCAAGGGTCGGGATGGCAGGCCTGAGATTCGGCAGTCGTGGCACGAGCTTAACGACACCGGTCTCGGCCTGCTGGCCGCCTCTGAGACAGCCGGCCGGCATTCAGCCGAGCACTGGGATGTCTACTACGGCGTAGTGCCGCGCACCGGTCGAGGTGGTACCGCTGCCCACTGCCCTGGCAAGGTCGGCGTACTCTGGGCGGACGTTGACGCCAAGAACTTCAGCTCCAAGGAAGAGGCCTTCCGGGTTATCTCCGGCGCCCGGGTATCTCCCTCAATCATCGTTGACTCCGGTAACGGCTACCATCTTTACTGGTTGCTCCGGGAAGAGATTGAATCTCCGACCGCTACCATCATCATGAAGGGTATCGCCAAGGCCATCGGCGGGGATGCCGTTGCCGATATTCCCCGGGTATTGCGGGTACCGGGCACCTCGAACTGGAAGCGCGACCCGCTCCCGGTCAGGCTGCTCATGCTTGATAGCCGCGCCCGAAGGAGCATTGACGACTTTGCCCCCGAGATCCGGGCAGCCGAGGCCGCAGTGCGCCAGCCTACAAGGCTCTATACCGGCGAGCCGATGCCATTAGAAAAGCTGCCAGGATGGCTGACCGAGATTATTATTAACCCGGCGCCACGTGGCGCTAGGTCGGAGACGGCCTTCAAGGCCTGCCTCTGGCTTGCCCGGTATGGGTGGAGCGATGGGCAGATCGAGCAGTTGTTCTTGCAGTACCCCACTGGGGTGGGCGAGAAGTATGCCGAGCGCCGGGATGGCAGCCGTTGGCTGGCCACCACGTTGCGCGCAGCAAGGAGTGTACGATGACCGACGAAGTACAGGATAAGTATCAGCGCCACCTAGAGGCAGCCGAGCAGCTTGGCCGGACACTGGAGTCCCAGGCCACGGAGTTTGCCCGGCTTGTGGCATCCGGCACCAGTACCTGGGCAGCCCAGAAGCTCTGCGATACTGAGTACGCAGTCCGGCTCGAGATTGCCAAGGCCAACCTGGACATCAGCCGAGCCCGGTTAGTCGAGTGCTCATGCCGCTGAACCCACCGGCTCCTGAGAAGCGTGCCTCGGTAGAGCAGCGCCTCTCCCGGATTAATGTCAGCCCGGCATTCATCCTTGGCCAGATTACCGGCGCGCTCATTGTCCTGCTGACCATCCTCGCTACCAGATAATAAAAAGCCCCGGAGCCGAAGCCCCGGGGCGGAGACCAGGTAGGAGGAAACCCGGTCGGTTGATAACGCTAGCAGCTCCTCATGCTGCGTGCAGTATCAGCGGCATGCCTCGCATCGCACCGGTGGTCGACCTCGCTTGCCAGTCGGTTCAATTTCTCCACCACATCCCAGGCATCCCGACTTGGTTGTCGAGTTGCCGGTATCAAAGCTCACTCGCTGCCACTCAAAGCAGGGAGCTAGCTCGCCGGCCTTGATCTTGTCAACGTACTTGCCGCATACCGGGCAGTCGCCATGGAGATCTGCGTTCTCCCACTTTGATGGCTTTAGGATCTCGACTTCCATAGAACCTCCATTCCGGGGAGCCGGCACACTGGCCAGCTCCCCACTATCGTTGACTACGCCTTGACCGGAGCCTTCTCGCTGACCGGCAGGCCAAACTTGCAGCTCACCTTGTGGAACCCTAGAGTGCTGAACGAGAGAACCATGTGCTCATGGCTACCATCTAGGACTGCCTTCTTGCAGTCGGTAAAGTCTGCCTCCCGGATTGTCTCACTCAACTTGTACTGGAGGATCTTCATCTCGCTATTCAGCTTCCGGCTCTGTGGCTTGCCGGCCTTAACAAGGAGACCGATACGAAGCCTGACTACTGAGATGTCCCGGTTGATTGTGCAACGGAGCTTATAGAGATCAAGGCTCTTGAGTGCCAGCTCAAGTCGTTCACCGGTATACTTCCTCTTAAGGCTACGGCGACCCTTGGCTAGATGGCCGATCTCTGACTTCAGAGCCCGGTTCCTATAGGCGATCATCTCCCGGATCGTCATCTTCTTGGCCTTCATAGTTCCTCCTATGTTAACCCCCCGGAACCGCCGGGTCGGGAGCTTTGTGCTCTGATACAAGTATAACGAGTACTTTCGGTTTTGTCAAGTCGTGCTCAAATCCAGGGATTGTTACAATACTGTAACAATTGCCATGTCACTAAAACGGTAGGCCGTCGTCCTCCTTCTCCGGCTCGGCGCCGGTGATCTCGAGCGCCTTCTTGATGCCATCCCGGACTCCGGATTCATAATGATAGGCAGTGACCCCACTGCCATTAGTAAGGGCTTTCATCATCCCGGCACTGGCCTCTGTCAGGGCTACCGCGAGCTTCTTGACCTGGAGGTTGCGCTTGTTGAGCATCACCTCGACCTGGAGAAGCCGCTTATAGTCGTCCCGGGAAATTAATACCCGGCCATCCATGTAGTCCTGCGCCTTCATTATAGTGCCCCCCTAATTGCAGCGTCAGCGATCTCAGACCAGACCACCTGGCCAAGCGAGGCTAGGATGAGGGGCTCTGAGACAACCTCAACCCCCGGGGTCTTAAACATGCCGACCCCGTAGTACTCCTCAGCTCGCTCGTGGAGCCAGTTGCCTACCTCGGTGGCTACGCACTGGCGCTCGAAGTCGGTCGGTGCTACCGGTAGCAAGCACCACCGGGTCATCTCCTCGTCTACGCGCTCTGAGACGGTCTCCAGGCCATGCGCCATGTCCTGCTCCGGATGTCGGAGGATAGCCACAACTGCCTCGGTAAAGTCGTTTAGCCAGACCGTTTTAAAGAGCTCCTCCCGGTTCACCTCGACTGAGCACTCCAGTTCCTTGACGTATTCTCGTGCCATTAGAACCCCCTACACTTCTGGTCAATCCCTGCGGAATTGATCCCTGACTCCATCTTAAAGTCCCCGATCTGCCTTGTCAAGAGGGGGTCGGCATCTGCCCCCACCGTCACACCACACCTGACGCATGCCGCCACTCTCGAGCTGAACGTGTCCTCATCCCAGGCTCCGAGCTTGTGCCCGTTCTCCTCCATGAGCCGGGTCGCATCCTCTACCATCTGCTCAAGACGCTCGGCGTCTCGTTGCCGGAGGCTATCTCTTATCATCTTCAGTCCTCCCGTACACCTTTACTGCCAGGCCATCAGATCGCATCGCTGCAATCAGCGCCAGGGCATGTGCCTGGCTCTTGATAATAATCATCACGTGCTCTCCCCCTTCTCCGGTTACCTGCTCGAGCGCCTCCCGCCCCCGGTTCCCCCAGGGACGGGACGGCGCTGAGATTGAGACTGACCCGTCGCCCATCACTACGATGATCTCGGCGTCAGATCCCTTCATTGTTTACCTCGGTCAAGATGACGAGGAACGTCACCAGGCTCGCACCGATTGCTGCCAAGACCATGTACCCGGTAGCTGCCGGGTCGCTGCCCTCGGCGGCGGAAAAGATGAGCATGTCGAGCACGAAGAGCCCCCATGCCGCCAAAAGAATCTTCTTCTTCATCAGTTTACCTCCAGGGAGATGGCCTCTCCCGCCGCAATGTCCCAGATGGAGCGCTGCTTGTTTGCGTATCCGAGGCGGAGGGCACCCTCTCGATCCGGCATCCAGAGGCTCGGATCAAGGTGGATGTCACCAAACTCGTCAACCCAGGCACCGACATTGCTGACACCGTAGCGAGCTGAGATCCCCTGGATCAGGCTCGTCAGCGTCAGGTCGCTCAGGTCGGCTACCCGGTCGGCAGTAATGACAAGGGCGCTGCCCTTAATGGCTCCTACCCAGTACCCGCCCCGGTCGTCGGGGAAGATCTCGTGCAGGGTTGCTGCGTTGTAGGTGCCGCCACCGTTCTTGAGAATGTTCTTGACTAGTTTGTCGCTCATTAGAATGTCTCCTTCAACTTCTTTGCCTTCCGGTCAAGGCGACCGGCAGCCACTACGAGATCGGCGATGTCCTTGTACAGCACCTGGAAGACGCAGTGCGAGTAGTCGCCACCGAAGTAATGCTCCGGCAGGTCGGCGTTGTGAGCTCCGACAATCTGCCCCAAGAACTTGATCTCATCCTGGATGAGTGTAAGCCGGTCGCTCACATGACGCAGGTCGATCTGATCCCTGCTCTTGATCTCTCGCTGCTCCTCGCTCACTTGATGACCTCCTCTCCTACCTGCTCGACCACGTCAAACAGGTGCTGCCAAAGCGCATCGTCATTCTCAACGAGCTTCTTGATCGCCTCGTACTGGGCGTCGGTGATTTCCTTACGTACGACACCCTCCACCGTCTCCTTGTCGTACGAGATGATGATCCGGGAGTCGCCATGCACTGGCGCCACCTGGCTCAACTCCTCTGCCGTTACGTACCCTGCTGTCTCGTTGCTCACTTTGAAACCTCCTCTTCCTCTTCCACCACCTCGGTGATTGCGCCGGTCTCAACGGCCCGGCTGATCGCCTTCTCGGTCGCCGGTGACGTCCCGATGACGACCACCTCAATGCCGAGAGCCGTAGCGAAGTGCCTGCCTCTCATGATCTCTTCCATGCTCATGGTGTCCTCCTTGCTGCTGCCGGCAGGGGGCACAGCGCCCCCTGCTACGACCATCCTAAAGGTTGCCGCCCTACTTGTCAACCGGCACCTCCTTGAACGATGCCTGACCCCAAGCCACCGAGAACCGGTAGGAGTCAAAGCGCTCGTTGTCGGTCGCCAGGATCCACATGATCCGGGCTGCATAGATCGCGTTGACCTTGGCAAGCACCTCCTCAATCAGTTGATGATCCCGGTCGCCCAGGGTCAGACCACCAAGGCTCTTTGCCTTCTTCAGCTCGGAAGTCACCTCTGCCCGGGCTGACCCCAGGGTCGCCAGTTTGATGTAATCCTTCTTGCTCATTGCCATGATTGCTCTCCTCTCTACTTGACTGGCGCCGGCGTTGCTGCCGGCTCTACAGGTGCCAAGACTGCCTCGTCGTGGCTCAGCGTCCAGATCATGTACCAGACCCGCCAGTCCTGCGAGTTGCGGGATTTGGTGACGATGCCGGCATGGCGCTTGCAGACCGGCACCTGCGTGCCGACAGCGGTGAGCCCGGTGTTGCGGGTGCGCCAGGATTTGCCGGTCTCCTCCTTGGTCTTCGTCCAGATGTGGCTCGCCGGCTTGCCGCAGTGACCGGTGCTGCGACCCTCAAGCCGGTAGTTAGGGATGTGCTGATTGATCGAGATCTTGCAGGTGTCACTCCACATGGTTGCCTCCTTGCTGCCTCTGCCTGCCCGGGGCACAGCGCCCCGGGCTCCGGCTGAGAAGTACTTTCAGACCAGGTCGGTCGAGACCGGCGCGTCGTCGCCGGCGTCGCCGGACTGGTGACCGCAAGCCTCGCAGTACCAGACCTCGTCCGTGATCGCTGACCAGGAGCCGATCATCTCGCACTCCGGGCAGCCGCCTGGCAGGTCTGATGGCTCAACCTCGCGCTGCTCCGGCGAGCAGTCGCAGCCGACGTGAACCTGGTAGGCAAGGGCGATGTCGCCGAAGGCGACCTCCTCGCTCTCGCAGGTGACCTCACCAAGAAGGTCACGAGCCAGGTCGGTGTCGCCGGCATTGACGGCATCAGCGGCGAGGCTGCGGAGATCCCGGTCGGGGAAGCCGACCTCATCCTTGACCAGGATGAACGAGGCAGCCACCACCTCGTTGAGGCTCGTCCCCAGGGTGCTGACTCGACCGGAGCCGGTCGTCAGGATCTCGGTGAGGAAGACCTGTGTCCCCTCGCAGTTGCTACCGGTGTCCTTGGTCATGTTCTCCTCCTTCTGCCCGGGAATCAGCCCGGTGCCTTCGCCGATGAACTCAATGGTGACCGACCCGACCATCGGGGTGTCCATGAGGTCTGCCTCCAAGAGGTTGAAGATCTCGACCAGGAACGACTTGCCGGCATTTGCCGAGTCGGCATTCCAAGCCCGGAGATACTCCCAGTGGGACTTGTAGAAGTCGTCGCCGACCTCGTCGTCGCGCCACCCGGTCAAGGTGTTGAGCGCCAGGAGCCAGGTCTCGTCGTAGGAGACGAGATCCTCGCCGTCGCCGTAGGTCACGGTGACCCGGTACTCCTTGCCTGCCTTGAGCGCCTCCAGTTTCTCCTCGAGATCCTTGATCGCCTTCTGTGCCTCGGTCATGGTGCCCTCCTCGTCTGTCCGGTCTGCCAGGGGCGAAGTGCCCCTGGCTGAGACCACCTTACAGGTTGTTGAGCCGGTCGTCAAGCCAGTGACTCCCGGCTGCCGAAGATGACCTGGCGGTTGCGCTTGCCCACCTCTTCCCGGGCTGCGTTGAGCCGGCGGGTCTTGGTGATCAACTTCGCCATCCGGGTCTGGTTGGTCTTGCCGTAGCGCTGCTGATTCCGGAGAGCCAGTTCTTCGGCTGTGATGGTGAGGTTGTAGTGCGGGTTCATCGCCTTGTTCCAGTCGAGTTCCTTCTGGGCTCCGGCAACGGTGATGTTGATCTGGTAGGAAGAGATCGAGTTCTCCAGGTCGGAAACCTGAGCCTCAAGGCGCTTGATCAACTTGGTCAGATCCTTCTCCGGCATCGTCGGGAGCAGTTCTGCCTGCTTGGCTTCGTTCATTGTTACACCTCCAGTTTGGACGAGAGCATGGCTCGTCTGACATCACCTTAACAGGGTCAAGGGCTGCCGTCAACAGGGTGCCAGGTGGTGGCTGCTGTGCCGGCATTGAGGTGGTGGTGGACAGGGCTCAAGACCAGGGCTCAAGGTGCCAGGATCAAGGGGTAACAACCGTCCTCTCTCCATGTCCCAAGCACCCCGGTCGTCACCACCTGATCCTTGGAGCCCCAGGGTCAGCACAGTGGTTCCGATAAGACAGGTTATGTGATGAGCCGCCGGAAACTCAGATCATTTGCCTAGGGGGGGATGGGGGTCTGTGCTCCGCGCATGCGGTGGTGTGGTTGGTACCCTGTCACAGACGCAGGCCCAAAAGGTGTCCATCACCCTGTCCGGTAGCCGCCGTCATCAAAAGTGAGCAAGATCCTGCACCACCGGTTATAATTCCCCTGTATTTAGATACAAGCTGTATCTAGACAGTATCTAAGTATATATATAATCTAAGCTATAGATAGAATCTAGATACAGGGGGGTCCCATGGGTGGCAAGACG